TTGCCTTGTAAGAATTTTTGTATTCTATCCTTTAACGCATTGATTACAGGTTGTGTAGCAGTCGCAGCTGCCACAGCAGTTACAGCAGTAACCGATGCAGCAACTAAGACTTCTTGCGAAGGTAAAGGGATACTAGGTAAGGGTGGAAAGTGTATTTTTGGGGGCGGGTTTTCTGTTGTCCGCACCTCTTCTGTGCCTTCGGGTCTTCGTAAATCTTGCGGAGGTACGACCAAAGGTTGATATGAGGGAACATTTCCTGTAGGTAAAGGTATTTCTACCGTTTTTATTTTTACAGCACTTGGTATATTTATACTAGGAAGGGTAAGGGCTGGTTCCAAGGATATCAGTTTTCCATTGTGCTTGTAGTTCTGCTGCATTAGACGCAGCTGCAATACCAGAGTCTGCTGGTGCATCTCTTAGTGCTTGCTTTTTAGACACGATCTCGGCTGTGTCTGAGCCTGTTTCTAAAGCTTTTTGAAATTCAACATCTAGCTCTGCAAGTTTTGGTGCTCTTGCATATCTAATTTTTTCTCTGTGAATATCTCTAGCTTTTGACATGTTAATACCAAATCCCATAATTTACTCCGTATAAGTCCAAGCGTCTCTGAAACTTCTATCAGTAGGAAGATCAGATGTTTTTAAAGTATATACTGGTCTGCCATCTGTTGGACAGTCTTTGGCTTTGATTTCATCTAGTGTCAAATCTGTTTTGTCTGCTGGATGCACAATATGAAGTTGTCCGTCATCGTTAGTATATACAAATACTGTGTCTGAATTTTTAGCCATCTGCAACTACTCCTACAAAATAATTATCAACATCAGCCGTACCACCATGACCAATGTTTACTTCACCTTCAAAGGCTGAACTATTTATACTGTTAGTTCTAACAAACCATACTCTATTAGGGTTGGTTCTTTGCACTTGGGTATAACCCGCTAAAACACAGTAATTTGTGTTGGTGGTTGTGCTCATGTTAAATCTAAAGACACCTGTGCCTAG